CTAGTACAGCACCCATAATAGCTATAGGTATCTTAGCTGCTGCAAAGATTGCCATAAGTCCAACTATACTATACCAAGCTGCTACTCCTGATATTGCTAGTCCGACTATTAGTGTCAGAATACCAAAAAACATTAGTCCCTAGTGTAACTCAAAAGTTTATCAATCTGTCCTTCTACTTGATCTTTTCTATCAGGCCAATAGATATATTCTTTGTCTGATGTTTTAAGTAAGTTTACAAGTAAAGGCATTACAAGTTTTTCAACTTCATGTAATCTATCTTTGTAAGCTGCTTCCAACTTATCTTTAGCTGCTTCAGCTTTGTTAATTTTTAGACTAGCTTCTCTAAGTTTCTGTGCTGCATCTTTTTCAGCTGCACTAACTTTTAGATCTGCTTCTGTTTCTTTTTTACGATACTCTTCTTCACTAACTCCAGTAAAGCCATAATCGTAATCCATGTATTCTTCAGGTATAGTTCTTTTTAATGCCATTAGAAAAAATCCTCCAGTGTTGCTCTTTTCTCTGTATCCCAACCTATAGTTTGTAATATAGATTTAATCGGTTCAAGATATCCTTTATCAAATTGTAAATCATAATCTATATGTTCTTTTACTCTAAACTCATCTGGTAGAGTTCCGTTAAATGCAATAACATTTTCTTTAACTCTATTAGGTAGTTTAAGATATAAAAACTTAATCTTATCACCAGAGAAAATCTTTTCATACTTCTTGTCAAGATTATGTTGAGTCAAGAAATAATTATATAACAAAGCACCTCTAACGTGTATAGGTGTAGCTTTTCTATAGATCGAACTACTGTCCTTATATTTATCCATATTAGAAACACCTCTAGGGAAGGCAACATCTTCTGGAGCGTATTGTAGATCTAATAACTTTTCTCTTTCTTTTTGTATTAGTGCCTGTACAGCCTTCTCATCTTTTGTCATAATAGTTTTAATGGTTTTTTTAATTAAATCTCTAAAGATATTTGGTGTACTACTTCTTACAGCTTCAATACCTTGTAGCTTCATTTTAGGATCTTTAAGATTGTATCTAACACCTTCACTATCAAGAACACTTAACATATAATGTTTCTTACCTGTCCATATACCTTTATCTGCAATCACTTCTCGTTTCATTTGCATCATTTGAGTTTTGCAACCCATCTTAGCTTGTAGCTTCTTATAAGTTGTTTTAAATAATTCTTCCATTTCAGGTGCAACTTTGTTAGCTAACTTATCAAGTATCTGTTGTTTAGATTTACCAGACATATGCTTCTTAACCATAGGACCAAAGTTAACATACAAACTATCTGTATCAATAGCTATAACATAATCAACATTGTTAGTTTTCATTAAATTATTCATCCATTCATTAACAGCTTTCTCAGCACTTCGTATAGTATACTGTCCTGTTACAGTTATACCTTCAGCAATCCTTGGATCAAAATATCTAAAGTATTCATTAGATAATGCGCCATATAAAGTATTCATTAAGATCTTCAATGCAAGTTGTTTAGTGTCAAGTTTATCAACTGCTTTTTCTAACTTAATTATTTCCTTAGCTGCATTACCATGAGCACCAGTTCTTGATTTGCCTGGATCGACAGTAGTTTTATCATCTTGAGATAGTTTAATTTTAGCAGCTTCTTTATCTTTAGACTTTGCAATCATTTCATCTTTTATTTTAGATCTCTCTTTGTATAAGTTTGCAATCAATTTAGGAATGATACCAGGTTTCGTAGTACTAAAACATTGACCTGTTCCTGACATACAAGTATCTTCAGGTCTTTCATATTTTTTATCGGTAAGAAGATCATCAACTTCAACATCTGAAACTTTATGTGGTACAATAGTCTCTGGTGACATATTATACTGCATAATAATGTGTGGATATAGACTATTCAAATCAAAGCTCATAACCCAATCATGCATCCCAACAATTGGATCTTTAACATGAGCACCTTTGATTTGTCTATCTTTAGTAGCTACCTTTCTTGGAGGACATACAATCTTGTAATCTTCTTCTTTAATTCTTTTATCACCTCTTAGATCATTGTATATAATACTATCCCACACAACAACGGATCCAAATGCATCTCTATAATTAGTTAAACCTTTATATGCTACCTCAAAACATAGAGTAAGTAATCCAAGTCTTTCTTCCAAGTTCTGTACCACTTGTACATCTCGTATGTTATAATCTACAAACTTCTGATGATTCTCTTTATATAAAGACTGTAAACTTCCATACTCACTATAATCTAATTTTCTTTCTCCAAGAACTTCGTGAGCTATATGATCAAGTTTATAACTTTCTTGAGTTCCATATGTATATGCATACTTTTTAAATACAGGAAGATAATCTATAAGTTCAATACCTTGAGTATCATACCAAGGATGAGTCTCACCACCAAAGTCTTTTACAGCTTTAGTAATTTCTTTCCAAGGAGATAACTTCAAAGCTCGTTTACTTATCTGATAATCTTCATATTGTCTTTTCTTACCATTCCAAAACTTCTTAGGTACACCATCATTAAATACATTAATAAATCTATTAATAAGATAGTTCCAATCAAACAAAGTACTATTCCATCCTGTAACAACATCAGGATAATTTACTTGCCAATGATCTATAAACTTATCT